AAGGCTCACGAGAAGCGTATGCACAAAGGCATGAAAAAGGGTGGCGTAACCACGGCTGATCTGAAAAAATACGGTCGGAACGTGGCCCGCATCAAGAACCAAGGTTAAGGGGTTGTCATGGCTATAAAGAACATGGGTACGCCCAAGCCGGTAAAGCCGAACGGCAAGAAGATGGATGATCCGAACAACATCGCGGTAGACAAGCTTGGTCCCAAGACCGCTGTCCAGCGCGTGTCTGCGGGCGATCCTGGCCGCGAGGACACGAAGACTACCGGCATCAAGATCCGTGGCACTGGTGCTGCTACCAAAGGTGTGATGGCTAGAGGTCCGATGGCATGACGTATACCGAGCTTGTTGCCGCTATTACGGAATACACGGAGAACTACGAGCAGACGTTCGTAGACAATATCCCTGTCTTCCTGCGCCAGACTGAAACCCGTGTGTACAACACGGTTCAGGTGCCGGCGTTGCGTGCTAACAAGACGGGCATCCTGTCTGCCAACAACAAGTATCTGTCTGCGCCCGGAGACTTCTTGGCGGTGTACTCGCTGGCAGTCATCGAGAACTACGGCACGGCCAACGAGGTGTATCACTACCTGCTGAACAAAGATGTGAACTACATCCGTGAGGCGTATCCCACGCCGGCAGATACGGGACTCCCACTGTACTACGCGATCTTCGGCCCGTCTGTGTCCAGCAACGTAGTAACAGATGAGCTGACATTCATCCTTGGGCCGACGCCGGATGCTGCGTATTACGCGGAGCTGCACTATTACTACTACCCAGAATCGATTACGACGGCGGCAGATGGCCGTACGTGGCTGGGCGACAACTATGATCCGGTGCTGTTGTACGGCGCACTGCGTGAGGCATACCTGTTCATGAAGGGCGAGCAGGATGTGATTGCAAATGTCGAGGCCAAGTACAACGAAGCCATGGGTCAGTTGAAACGTCTGGGTGATGGCATGGAGCGTCAGGACGCATACCGTAGTGGTCAGACTAGGGTGAGGGTCACATGACGATCTACCAAGGTCTGACAACTAGCTTCAAGGTGGACATCTTGAATGGCCGCCAGAACATTGCGTCGGACACGCTGAAGATGGCTTTGTACAATGGTTACGCCGATCTGAATGAGAACACAGATGCGTACACCACAACGAATGAGATTTCGGGGGTTGGTTACTCGGCAGGCGGTAAAACACTGGCGAATGTAACCATCAACTCGACGAGCAACGGTATTGTATATGTTAGTTTTGACAATGTCGTTTGGAATCCGGCGGAGTTTACAGCGCGAGGTGCGTTGATTTACAACAACACCAGGAGCAATGCGTCGATAGCCACTTTGGACTTTGGCTCCGACAAAACGCAGTCTGGTAACAACACCTTTACTGTAACCCTGCCACCTGACACAGCGTCAAGTGCGCTGATTCGTATTAACTGAGGAGTCATCATGACTATGGAAAAATCCAAAGCAAACGATACCGTCAACGGCTCTGTTGCTCGTAAGAATGGTTTCAACGAGAGCATGTCTGCTGGCGGCGTCTTTACCGTAACTTGCTACGACAGCGAGGGCAAAGAGAAGTGGGTGGATATCTGCCCCAATCTGGTTGTCAACGTTGGTCTGCAAGACATGAACAACAAGTATTTCACCGGCAGCTCGTACACGGCTGCTTGGTACATCGGCTTGGTGAATGGCACATCGGCATCGACCACATTCTCTGGTGGCGATACCCTGGCATCGCACGTAGGCTGGGATGAAAACACCAGCTACAGCGGAAACCGCAAGGCTTTGAGCTTCGGCGCTGCTACGCTGGCAGATCCTTCGAACATCAACAACGCATCCTCGGCAGCATCGTTCACCATGAACGCCAACGCGACTATCGCTGGTGCATTCGTGGCAAACGTAGCTACTGGTACATCTGGCACGCTGTTCTCTGTGTCGGACTTCCAATCGCCGGGTGATCGTACGGTTGTGAGCGGTGACGTGTTGAACATCACGTACTCGTTCAACCTTGACGCATCCTGATAGGAGATAACCATGAGCTTCAAGAAAGGCGATACCGTCAAGGTCAACGCAGTGATCCCGCAAGGACCGATCACTAAGATGCGGATGGACGATGACGGCACGATCTATTATTTGGTGGAGTGGACGAACACTGACGGCACCCCGGCAGAGCGTTGGTTCACGGCGGATCAGATCGTAGCCGTGGAGTAATGAGTGGCTATTGTCGATGGTGGCTACAGCAGCGGTACGTGGGGCGAAGCAGGGTGGGGCTGTTCAGTCTACTACCCGCTTGTCTCGAATGCCGGCTGGGGCAACGGTCAGTGGGGGCAAGCAGGTTGGGGGCTAGGTGATGGTGGTTTGGTCAGTGCATCTGATCAGGTCATCTTCAACGAGAACCCAGCGATCTTGGCCTCTGTTGCAGAGTCTGTAGTTGCCAGCGACACAGTAGTAGGCGAGAAGATTATTCCCGCATCTTTGGCCGAAGCAGTCACTGGTTCGGAGACAGTAGCGGCGGCGCAGATTCTGGTAGCTCGTACGTCAGAGTCTGCGACGGTAAGTGAAACGGTTTCTTCGCTCTTTATCATAGGTGGCAGGATAAACGAGTCGGTGGTTGGCTCTGACTCTGCCAGCACGAATGTAATACTTGGCACGTCGATAGCAGAGTCTTTGACGGCAAGCGAGACCGTGAGTGCAACACCGCAGTTCCCGGCAAGCTTCAGTGATTCTGCGGCGGCAAGCGAGATAGTAAGCAGCGTACCGTCGTTTGCAGCAATAGTTTCGGAGTCGGCTACTGGCAACGATTCCCTGACAAGCGCGTTTGGTGTTCCTGCGTTTGTGGTGGAAACTGCGAATGCCAGCGTGTCGATGAGCGGCCAGGTTGTGTTGCAAACTGCTATAGAAGAGGCGATAACTGCTGCCGAGCTGGTATCTTCCCTTGGTATATTTGAGTCGTCGGTAGCAGAGGCAATAGCGGCATCAGAAAGTTTGGGAATCACAGGCACGATCAGGGTCACGATATCTGAGTCAGTGACCGCAACAGACAGGGTAACTCGCAGGTTCTTGTGGGAGTTTGTTGACGACAGTCAGAATGTAAGTTGGCAGATCATAAATACCATTATGTAAGGAAGAATCATGGCTAGTACATATTCCTCGTTAAAAATCGAACTGATCGGAACTGGCGATCAGGCGGGTACGTGGGGTGCTACCACCAACACGAACCTTGGCACGGCCATTGAAGAAGCCATCACTGGTTCTGCCAATGTTACGTTTTCAAGCTCTAACACTGCGATTGCGCTGACTGACACGAATGCTACGCAGACCGCACGTAACTTGCGCCTGAACCTGGTTGGTACGATCACGAATCAGCAGACGCTGTTCATTCCAGCGATAGAGAAGCAGTACATCGTCACGAACGGACTCTCGAACTCTGTGGTCATCTCGAACGGTAGCAATGCTACGCCAACGGGTACGACTGTCGCGGTTCCCGCCGGTAAGTCTGTGATGCTGTTCAACGACGGCACCAACGTAGCAGAAGCAATCAACTATGTTGCAGACTTGACGGTTGGTAACGTTACCGTATCAAACATTGCGCTGACCAACCCGCTGGATGTTTCTGAAGGCGGCACTGGCAGAGCTAACCTGACAGCCAATAGTGTGCTGATTGGCAACAATACGTCGGCGATAAATTTTGTAGCACCGGGTTCAAGCGGGAACGTGTTGACCAGTAACGGCACGACTTGGGTAAGCCAAGCGGCTTCAGGCGGTATCACTACAGGTAAAAGCATCGCTATGTCGATGATCTTCGGCTTCTGAGGAGTATATAAATGCCAAATCCTAATATTGTTAACGTCACCTCGATCTATGGTCAGGTGGGATACGTTATACCTTCATCTGCTGCTAACGCTACGACTTCGTGGACGTACAGCGGTAATACCACGCTGACTGGCTTGACGCCTTCGGCAAACACGGTCAACCGCGTTACATCGGTGACTGTGGCGAACACGACCGGCAGTGCAGCTACTGCGTCCCTGGCTGTTGGCAACAACTCCAACTTTGCCAACGCTACAGTGATTACGTACTCGGCTTATCAAATCTCTGTGCCGCCTAACGCGACGCTGGTGATTGTTGACAAGACCACATCTATGTATATTACTGAGAATCAGTCTGTGGCTGCGTACAGTGGAACCAGTAACGCGCTGACCTTCACGGCTACCTTCGAACAGATTACCTAACGGGTGACGTATGCTTTACACATACAACGGTTCTATCCCCTCTGAGTTTGAGACTGCGCCTGAAGGCTGGACGCCTGTTGAGAATCCGCCTGAGTGCCCAGAGGGGAAAGAGGTCGTGTGGTGGTATCCGCCGGGTTGGGTAGTACGTGACCCCAAGCCTGAAGGCCGTGATGGCTACGTCTGGAAGTGGAATCAAGATTCTCAGCAGTGGATAGAGTACGAGCGTCCGGCAGTTTCTCAGCCGGAAGTAGTTGTGCCTACTGAGCAGATCGAAGCCATGACTAGCACACAGCCTGTTGCACTATCGAGCGAACAAATCTCTGCACTGGAGTAAGACATGGGCCTGCGTTATCTGGGCAACATCAACAAGCCGGGCTACAACCCGCTTGCATCGAACATCACTACTGGCGTCAATGTAGTCCAGTATCAAGGCATCTTCACCACGCAGCAGCAGCTACAGGCCATCACTACCGGTCAGTGGGTGACTGACCCTGTGTTTGACTACAGCACGTTGCTGTTGCAGGCAGACGGCATAGCTAACGGCAGCCAGAACAATACGTTCTTGGACTCCAGCACGAACAACTTCACGATCACGCGCAACGGCAACACGACCCAAGGCACCTTCTCGCCTTTCAGCGCGACGGGGTGGGGAAATACTTTCAACGGAAGCGGGGATTATTTAAGTTTCCCAAGTAATACCGCATTCAATCTTGGAACTGGCGCTTATACGGTAGAGGCTTGGATTTACCTGACAGCATATGGTGCCAACGAGCAGGTTGTGTTTTCTAACGGAAGTGCTACAGGCGCTCTTGTTTGCTCAGTAAACACAGCAGGTCAAATTTATATTAGCAAGTACGGAACTGGACAAGTAATTACCGGCTCTTCCGGCGATGTCCCTCTGAATCAATGGAACCACGTTGCCTATGTTCGTTCAAGCACTGCCTCTAATGATACAAAGTTGTATGTGAATGGTGTATTGAAAGCAACTGGCACAGATTCAAATAACTGGAATGTAACAACAACCCCAACGGTGGGTGGTATAACATTAACTTCTTACAACGTAGCTGGTTACTTATCGAACGTCAGAGTTGTCAAAGGCACAGCGGTATACACCACAAACTTCACACCTAGCCCAACTCCGCTCACGGCAATCACAAACACATCGCTGTTGACCTGCCAGAGCAACCGCTTTGTAGATAACAGCAGCAACGCATTTGCTGTCACAGTCAACGGCACCCCCAGCGTCCAAGCCTTCTCCCCGTTCGCTCCGCAGTTTCAATACACGGCATCAGGCACGGGTGGGTCTGGGTACTTTGATGGGACGGGGGATTACCTAAGCGCAGCGTCTAACACGGCTTTTGCTTTCGGCACAGGTGACTTTACGTGGGAAGCATGGATATATCGAGGAGCTTCTGCAACCCAAGAAATATATACAACAATAGCAACTAACGGGTTCCTTGTATACATTTCTTCAAACAAAGCAGTTGTACGACAATTAGATGTGGCAGATAGGATTACGTCATCTGCTGATGTTGCGCTTAACACTTGGACGCATATTGCTGTAGCTCGCAGTGGTACAACTATGTCTTTATGGCTGAATGGTTCTAGGACTAATGGAGGCACTGCCACAAACTCTAATGACTTTGCTCAAAACGGAATACGCATTGGTATTAGTGCTAATACAGCTTTCCCCTTTACCGGTTACATAAGTGGTATGCGCGTAGTAAAAGGCACTGCGGTTTACGACCCAACGCAGACAAGCATCACTGTACCTACCGCACCGCCAACAGCAGTAACCAACACCCAGCTTCTCCTCAACTTCACCAACGCCGGTATCTACGACGGCACGATGAAGAACAATCTGGAGACAGTCGGCAACGCATCTGTCAGTACCAGTGTCGTGAAGTATGGCAGTGGGAGTATGTACTTTGATGGAACGGGGGATTGGCTAACAACTCCGTTGTCGCCGTGGATGAATCTTGGCACTTCAGACTTTACTATGGAATGCTGGGTCTACTTTACAAGTGTTTCTTCAACGCAAATATTTCTTAGTTCAAACTACAACGCAGGTACTGGCGCTGGTGGATGGGCGTTCCTATACAGGCAAGATAATACGACAATCAAATTCACATGCAACAGTAACGTGTCGTATGAAAAAACTTGGGTTCCTGTCGTAGGTACTTGGTATCACGTTGCTGTATCTAGGGCAAACTCCAACTTGAGAATATTTGTTAATGGAATACAGCTTGGCACTACATCGACCAGTACGGACAATATTGCGAGTGCATCTACTCTTTATGTTGGAAGTAACGTGACAACACAGTATCCTTTATTTGGGTATATGGACGACGCACGAATTACTGTTGGAGTTGCCCGTTACACCCAGAACTTCACCCCGCCCACCGTGGCACTGCCAAGGCAATAAGGATAGGACATGAGCAAATATCCGGGAAACATTATTACTTCTGGCGCTAACGCTGGGTACTCTGTCTTTCTTGATGGAAGCGGAGATTATCTGTCTCTTCCTACAAATACAGCATTTACATTTGGTACGGGCGATTTTACTGTTGAAGGATGGTTCAACCAAACAGCCACAACAGCTTTTGGCACACTATTCACAACCACTACCACGTTTACTACCGCAAACCAACTGCGTATATCTACTGGTAACAGCAATAACACACTGCGGGTGGCTTCAGGCAATACAGATTTGTTCGATGCGTCTTCCACGTTTAGCAACAATGTATGGAACCATTTTGCATTAGCAAGAAGTGGAACCACGCTTAGACTGTTTCTAAATGGAGTATCTGTAGGTTCTGTTACAAACAGCACAAGTTTTACAAGTGATACTTTTCAGATTGGAGATACACAGTCTGGGGCTACGCGGTATTATTTTGCCGGTTACATCAGTAACTTCCGTGTAGTCAAAGGAACCGCGCTCTACACCGCTGCGTTCACCCCGCCAACCCAGCTACTGAACGTCACCAACACCAGCCTGCTGACCTGCAACTCTCCGGCTATTATCGACCAAAGCCCGAACGCTTTTGCTATCACTGCCAACGGCAACGCAGCAGCCAGCACGTTCACACCGTTCACCGGCTACACGGCATACAACCCGGCGCTAGGGGCATCTACACCCGGCGTATGGACTGTGAGTGAAGCACTGGAAGCCCGGCAGACCCGTCGGTGGAACATGTACGACCCGTACTTCAACCTGACCACACTGCTGCTGCACGGCAACGGCACGAACGGAGCACAGAACAACACGTTCCTAGACAGCTCCAGCAACAACTTCACCATCACTAGGAATGGCAACACGACGCAGGGTACGTTCTCGCCGTTTAGTCAGACGGGGTGGAGTGTTTATCTTAATGGTTCTAGTAGTTTGCGCGACACATCAACTAGCGCCGTATATCACATTACAGGTAATTTTACTGTTGAGGGGTGGTATTGGTTTGATAGCGCAGCAGTTTTGGGAGACTTGTTTGGTATTGAAGAAGCTACAGCTGGATGGGCTGCTGTACAAGTACAACTAACTACAAGTAGAACATTAGCTTTAAACATGGCTACAACTGCTGGGGCATGGGCAGTAAGTTCAACAAGCACTGCAACAGTAACGCTTGGAACTTGGAATCATATTGCGGTTACAAGAAGTGGTAGTGCCATAAATTTGTGGCTAAATGGTGTATCTATTCTTAGTGCATCAAATAGCAATGCTTTAATGACAACTGGAGATTTCACTATCATTGGTGGAAGAGATTCTGGTGCGTATATAACCGGATATGTTTCAAATTTTAGGTTTGTAAATGGAACAGCACTTTATACATCAGCATTTACTCCAAGCACTGCGCCATTAACAACCACAAGCCAAGGTGCTACAGCAACAGAGGTTGAGTTGCTAACCTGTCAGTCAAACCGTTTTGTTGACAACAGCAGTAACGCGTTTACCCTCACGGTCAACGGCACACCCTCCGTCCAAGCCTTCAGCCCCTTCTATCCTGTTGTTGCGTACACACCGCAGGCGCAAGGCGGGAGTGGGTATTTTGATGGTAGCGGTGACTATTTAACTGCTGCGAGCAATTCAGCTTTTTATCTAGCTACCGGAGATTTCACTGTTGAAGCGTGGGTGTATAAAAATGTATCTGGAAGGCAGGTGATTGTTAGTCAAACACAGAATAATTCACCTCCGTATGACGGATGGTTGCTTTATGTCTCAACATCAAATTACATAACATTTGAAGGAAGCAATTCTTCTTTTATTGCTGCATCTACAACTTTTCCTCTAAATCAATGGGTTCATGTAGCAGCAGTTAAATCTAGCTCGACAACAACTCTTTATGTAAATGGTTCATCTGTTGCAAGTGGAACAGTGACCATCAATAACTTTGCCGGTAATTTGACGATAGGGCAATACACGTCACCGATTTCTGGTTCTGAATGGGTCGGATACATTTCAAACATGCGCATCGTCAAAGGGACTGCTGTTTATACGGCAGCGTTTACTCCACCGACTGCGCCTCTGACTGCTATCACAAACACTTCGCTCCTGCTGAACTTCACCAACGCAGGCATCATCGACTCTACCGGCGACAACGTGCTGGAGACTGTAAGCGGCGCGCAGATTAGCACAGCGCAGAGCAAGTTTGGTGGTAGCTCGTTGTTGTTCAACGGCTCTAGCGATTATCTTGTTTCTACCGCAGCCAACACAAGAAATTTGGTTAATTTTGGGACAGGGGATTTCACCGTTGAATGTTGGGTTTACTTCAATGGAACTGGAACCAACCAAGGATTTCTTGATTCGGCAACCAGCACATCCAGTGGAACATCAGGCCAATGGTTTTTTAATAGAACATCTGCTGGCAATCTTCAATATGGGCAGCATGGGGTAGGGGCAATTATTTCTGCCGCATGGAGTGTCAGCACTGGTGTTTGGTATCACATAGCTATATGTCGCTCCAGTGGACAAAGTAGGTTATTTGCTAACGGCGTTCAACTTGGGTCTACTACTTCTGATACCGTCAATTACAACAATGCAGGAAGTTTGCAGGTGGGCGTAAATGCAACGCCATATTGGATGAACGGCTATATAGATGAAATTAGGATATCCAGATACGCCCGCTACACCGCCAACTTCACGCCGCAGACTTCACAGTGGCAGGATCAGTAAGGTGTGGATCCCCTGACGATTGCGGCTTGTTTTAAGGCCGCAACTACAGCGATAGACCTCGCCAAGCAGGGGATAAAATTTTACAAGGATGTTAAAAGTACATCCGGCGAAATCGGCGGGATACTGAAGGAGTTGAAGGATCAATATCACAAGCTTGTTGATCCTACTCCAGAGCAGACGAAACAGTACAACGAGGAAGTAAAGCGGGTGCAGGAAGTAGGAAAGGCCCACCCGCAGGATGCACTGAACAACATCTGGGATCAGCTAGGTGTGTTCATAGATGAGTATGACAAGCTGGCAAAGGCTTTCATAGAAGAAGAAGCTAATGCCAGAAAGCTGTACAAGGGGGACGAATCACTAGCCCGGAGGGCACTGCGCAGGATACAAATTAGGACGCAGTTAGATTCTATGCTCTCAGAGGTACGCGAGATGATGGTGTACCAGACTCCGCCAGAGCTATCTAACGTGTACACACGGTGGGAGAAAGCCTGGCAGGAGATCGTGCAAGAGCAGAACGCGGCTTTGGCTGACGAACTGAGGAAGAATCAGATTGCATCATGGCGACGCAGAAGGGCGGTAAACCAGATAAAAAATCTGGCAACTTGGATTGGGGCAATCCTCTTCGTGGGGGCTTGGATGTGGGGCGTTCTAATACTGATAAGGATGAGTCACACGTATCGGTCATTGTCATCATATGTCTGGCAATAATGGCTCTAACCTTTGTAATAGCAATACCGTTGATTGGAATAGCGCTGATGGATTCCCATAATGCGACGACGGTAGCGGTGGAAGAGATAAAGAAAATGCGTGAGCTACGGCTCAAGATGATGTTGATGATGCAAGGGGACTGAGATGTTACCTATCGTAGCTGGCATTGTTTCCAACCTGATCCAGAACGGTATGCACAAGGTTGCAGACCAAGTGATTGAGAAGGGTGTAGATGCGGTTCAGGAAAAGCTTGGGATGGAGCTAAAGCCTGAAGGTGAAGCTACTCCTGAGTACAACGCCAAGCTGCAAGAAGAGGCTAACCGCCACGCCGAGTTCATGGCAGAACTGGACGAGAAGTCCACCCAACGTGCAACAGACATGCAGATGGAAGCCATGAAATCAACAGACCCGATCATCCGCCGGCACGTATATTTATATGGCTGGTTCATCACGATAGTCTCGTTCCTGTACTTCTTCATGGTGTCGTTCATGCCCATCGAGAACAAGAACAGGGACTTCATCAACATCATCCTTGGTTTCCTGATTGGTACGGCTATTAACAGCCTGATACGTTTCTGGTACGGATCTTCTAACAAAGCACAGGAAGACACTGACAAGAAGATGAAGGAGATTGGCAAGTGAATCCGACTAGCCCACTGCTGGTTGCGGCCAAGATCAAGGATCCCGACAAGTGGTTGCAGCCCCTAATTGAGACCTGTGTTGAGTTTGAGATCAACAACGAGAAGCGGGTTGCCGCTTTTCTAGCCCAGACGTCCCACGAGTCTGGCGGCTACACCATGCTGACGGAGAACCTGAACTACCGGGCTTCCACGCTGGCGGCTTGCTGGCCTAACAGGTTTGCTGAACTCGGCCCAAACAAGAAGCCCAAGCGGGATGCCAAGGGTGCGCTGATACCTACCAAGGTGGCATTATCAATTGAGAAAAAGCCAGAGCTGATAGCCAACATGGTCTACAGCTCACGGATGGGTAACGGTCCACCGCAGTCGGGCGAGGGCTGGAAGTTTCGGGGCAGAGGGCTAAAGCAGCTCACTGGCAAGGATAATTACAAGCGGTGCGGAGACGCGCTGGGTGTGGACCTAGTGGCCAACCCTGATCTTCTGTTGGAACCTATATATGCCGCCCGTTCTGCCGGCTGGTTTTGGAAGACTAACAACCTATCGCCACTGGCGGATGCTTCTGATATAAAGGGCATGACCAAGAAGATCAACGGAGGCTTCATAGGGCTTGAAGCTCGCCAGGCTTTGTACGACAAAGTGATGGCGGCCATAAATCATGGGTGAGCAAAAGTGCCATTACAGAAACTGCAACTGAGGCCGGGCGTCAACAGAGAGGGAACTACGCTTGCCAACGAAGGCGGCTGGTTCGAGTGCGACAAGATTCGTTTCCGCTCCGGCTACCCGCAGAAGCTAGGCGGCTGGCAGCCAATCTCCAGTAATACCTATCTCGGTACAGCCCGCACCCTGTGGAACTGGGTGACCCTGCGCGGGTACAACCTGCTGGGTGTTGGCACGAACGTCAAGTACTACATTGAGAGCGGCGGTGTATATAACGACATTACACCGATCAGGGCTACGGCCACGCTGACCAACCCGTTTACGACCGTCAACGGCTCAAGAATTGTCACTGTGACGGATGTCGATCACGGTGCTATTGACGGCGACTATGTGACGTTCTCGGGGGCTACGGCTGTGGGCGGCCTGACCTTGAACGGTGAGTTCAGGATCACGTACGTCAACACCAACAGCTACACCATCACTGCTTCTGCCAACGCCAACGCTGATGCTACCGGCGGCGGCACGGTGACGGCTACGTACCAGCTAAACGTCGGCCAGGCTGTGTTTGGATACGCAGCAGGCTGGGGCGCTGGTCTCTGGGGCGGTTTTGTCAGCGGCACCAACCAGACGACACTGAGCGCCACGCTGGACGCATCCAATACAACGATCACGGTTACATCTACCACCGGGTTCTCCAACGCTACCGGCACGATCCTGATGGATTCGGAGCTAGCCACCTATACTGGAAACACTGCCACGACGTTTACGGGAGCTACGCGAGGATCGAATGGCACTATTGCCACCACGCACTCCAACGGGACTATCGTCTACCGCGCCAATTCGTTTACCGGCTGGGGCCAGTCAGCGGCGTTCGGCATCCCGCAGCAGCTACGTTTGTGGTCAGAGTCGAACTACGGAGACTACCTGATCATCAATCCTCGCGGCGGTGCGCTCTACATGTGGATACCGCAGTATTCCGGCGGGGGCAATCTGCTGTTTAATACCCCGGCTACGTTGCTATCTAGCACAAGCTCTGGCGTGTACCAGACAGATACCGGCTGTCCATCAGTGTGTAACTTTGTGATGGTCTCTGACTCCAGCCGTTTTGTCATCACGTTCGGCGTGAATGACTACAACGAAACCTCTCAGGATCCGATGCTGATACGCTGGTCAGATCAAGAGAACTATCAAGTCTGGACGCCGGCAGTTACGAATCAGGCCGGTAGTTTCCGTCTGTCGTCGGGTTCTACCATCGTCACAGCCCAGCAGACTCGTCAGGAGATTCTGGTATTCACAGATAGCGCTGTGTTCTCGATGCAGTATCTTGGGCCGCCGTTTGTCTGGGGCTTCAACATCCTGTCGGATAACATCTCGATAGCTGGCCCGAATGCTGTGGCCACGGCAAACAACATTACCTACTGGATGGGTGTGGATAAGTTCTACGCCTACACCGGACGTGTGGAAACATTACCATGCAGCCTGCGTCAGTACGTTTACGGCAACATCAACCTTGACCAGCAGGATCAGTTCTTTGCCGGCACGAACGAAGGTTACAGTGAGATATGGTGGTTCTACTGCTCTGCTGGCAGCAACGTGATTGACCGGTACGTGATCTACAACTATCTGGATCAGGTCTGGTATTACGGCAACCTTGGCCGCACGGCATGGCTGGACAGCCCGCTGCGTGAGAACCCGATGGCAGCCACGTACAGTCACACAGTGGTTTATCACGAGAGTGGCAACGATGACATCGAGGTTAACGGCACAGTCCTGCCGATCAACGCTTACATCCAGTCTTCAGACTTTGATATCGGCGATGGCCACAACTATGGTTTCGTGTGGAGGATGATCCCAGATATCACGTTTGATGGATCCAGCACGCCTACGCCTGACAAGCCGCAGGTCACGTTCAGCCTGCGCCCGCGTCAGAATCCTGGTGCGCCGTACGCTGCATCGGCAAATGCATCTGTCACATCCATGCAGAGCTACGCATCGGTTAGAAACTATACCGTGCAGGAATTCACTGAGATTGTGTACACAAGGCTGCGTGGCCGACAGATGGCTTTCAAGATTGAGTCCAATCAGCTTGGTTGTCAGTGGCAATTGGGCGCTCCCAGAATCGATGTACGTCCTGACGGTCGCAGATGAGCACACAGATTGTCACTACAGAGGTTACGACTCTATCGAGGACAAAAGCCCCGGCGCTGCCTGTTGCGCCTACGGAGTACAGCCGTCAGTACATAGATCAGTTGAACAATGTCCTGCGCCTGTACTTTTCGCAGATTGATAACTTCATAGCACAGCTTATGGCCAATTCATCTACGCTACCCATATCGATAGGCGGCACCAATGTGGATGCTTTTGGTCGCCTGCGCGTAAGCCAACCGTACACACTGTTTGATAGTCAGAACAGATACGCGGCAGACAATCAGTTTGATGTAGCCACAACCGGCACAGGCACCACCACGTTTTTGCCTAACGAGGCTGCGGTCAAGATGGAGGTAACGGCTGGTGGCGTTGGTTCTGTCGTCCGTCAGTCCTATCGCTCGATGCCGTACCAGCCAGGAAAAGGTTTGCTTGTGCTGGCAACGTTTGTGATGGACAGCAGCCAGAACGTAGACCTGACACAGCGGGTGGGCTACTTCAATACCCAGAACGGTTTGTTCTTCCAGCGTGTGGACGGCGTGTATTCATTTGTCCTGCGCTCAAGCTCTACCCCGACGCCGGGAACACCAAGCGATATACGCACGGTCAACCAAGACGATTGGAACGGCGACAAGCTGGACGGCACAGGCGCGAGTGGTTACACGTTAGATCCGTCCAAGGCGCAGATTCTGTGGATGGACTTTGAATGGCTGGGCGTTGGATCGGTGCGCTGCGGGTTCATCATCAACGGCGAGTACATCGTCTGCCATACATTCAACAATGCTAACGACATCACCTCTGTCTACATGACTACGGCGATCCTGCCTGTAAGGTATGAGATTACAACCACCTCGGCTATCGCGGCGTCAATGAAAGCTATCTGCTGCTCGGTGGTGTCGGAGGGTGGATTCGAGCAAACGTCGATAGATCATGTAGCGCGACGCACCTCAGTGCTTGGAACGATTGGCAGCACATTCTTGCCGTTGGTATCCATCCGCCTTGGAAATACGACTCTTGGGTCTGTGGTGTTACCGAACCGTTTACAAGTCTTGCCTACGACAAACCAGAACTACGAAGTTGCCCTTGTCAAAAATGCAGAGTTAACGGGTGCATCGTGGTCAAACGTAGCCACTGACTCGAATGTGCAGTTTGATGTATCTGCGAGCGCGATGGCGAATGGGTCTATCGTGCAAACCGACTATGTAACTACAAGCGGATCAGGCGGTACTGGCAATCTTTCCGCCCCTACCGGCTACAACTGGGATCTGCAACTTGGCGTGTCTCTGGGTAACGTCAGCGACACTATGACTGTTGCCATTAGAACAGTATCAGGAGCGACGACAGGAGACGCTGTAGGGTCCCTGTCTTTCTATGATCTGACGCAATAGAGTGCTAAACTTGACAAAATTTCTCAAAGGTGCGTTATGAGTCTGCACACCCTAGCCCAACATCTTCAGAGCGCAGGCAGAGGCGAGGACAAAGTCCTTGTTCACATGACCCCACGCGAGGTCACCGGCCTACAGTCCTTGGCTATGGCGCACGGTGGAAGTCTTACCATCAACCCTGAGACTGGCTTGCCGGAAGCAGGCTTTCTGTCGGCCATCTTGCCTATTGCTGCTGGTGCCATGCTTGGTCCTGCTGGCGCTGGAATAGCGTTTGGTGGTCTATCTAGTGCTGCATCTGCTGGCCTGCTTGTTGGTGCTGCTGGTACGTTGGCTACTGGTAGTTTGCAGAAAGGCTTGATGATGGGCTTGGGTGCATACGGTGGAGCTGGCGTAGGTGCTGGTTTAGCTGGTGCTAGTGCCGCTGCTGGATCTGCTGCGCCTGCGGCTGCCGCCGCCGCGCCTGTAACTTATGCTGGAGGCACGCCATTTACTGCTGCGCTGCCCACAACTGCTGCGCCTGCCGCCGCCGCTGGTGTAGCTCCGGCTGCCGGTACTGCGTTTACGCCGCCCGCGCCAACAGCTCCAGCCACTCCCACTCCAACTCCTCCAGTGGTTGCTCCGACTGCACCAGCACCAACCGCTGCCGCACAAGGTGCGCAGGGCGTAGAGTCCAGCATCATGAACAAGCTCAAGACTATGGGCGGAAATGTTAGCAAGCTGTTTGGCGGATCGGAAGAAGACAAAGCTTTCCGGGATCAGTTCCTGAAAGAAAACAAAATGCCGCTAATTGGTGCCGGTATCGCTGCGCTATCGCTGTCTCGTGAAGAACAAAAGATGCCGCAAGAACAAGCTGGCGGCTACACCACGTTTAATCCTACATACAACCGCATCGCTCAGTCTGGCGGCAACTATCAAGCAGGCGCATATCCCAGCATGACCGGCGAGCGTCGCTACTTTGCCGACGGTGGCTTGGCAGACCTGCCGGTTGCCCGCATGTCGCAGCAGAACATGACTGGCGGCAATCAGATGTACCCCATGGCACAGATCAAGCCATATGGCTACGCTGTACCTCGTAACAATCCTATCGCGCAGGACGTGATCAAGCCGATGAACTATCAGACGGTAGATCCGTACACAGGCGAGCAGAAACTGGCTGGTGGTGGTCTGGCGTCTTTGGTCAGCATGGCTACAGGTGGATTTGTTTCCAAGCTGAAGGCTGTGCCCAAGCCCGCAGAGATCAAGCCAAAGCTGCAAAGTACTGCCGCGATTGATAAACGTATTGCCAGCCTTGAGAAGTACAGCAATATTGAGGAAGTTCAGGGTCGCTACAACGACTTGCAGAACCAGATCAAGGAACTGCAAGAGCAGAAGAAGAACCGTGCTGCTGAGTCTACGAACGCTGCCAAGGATTACAACGCAGCAATTGCTCAGATCAACAAGGACAAGGCTAATCGCCTGAAAGAGTTGAACACTGAGTTCTCTAATCGCATACGTGAGATTCAGGCTGACAAGGGCCGTCCTGCCAAAGAGAAGCAGGCAGCTATCGCTGAGATACAGCGCGAGCAGAAGTCAACGATTGCCGGCGTAAACACAGAGTTTGCCGATGCAATCAAGAATCGTCAGAACGAGTACAACAACTTCAAGAAAGATTACGCTGCATCTGTCAAAGACTTTGACACACGTATCGCCTCCTTGAACAAAGAAGCAACACCAGCAAAGAGTGCCGCTGCTTTTGCCAAGCAATATCAAGATGCCGTTGCCCAGCGTGACAAGCTGATTGCTGCCAACGAGGCTGCGACCAATAAGGCTCGCGAGCAGAACGAAGCAGCGATGGCCAAGTTCCAGTCGTATCAAGATGCACTAGCGGAAGAGAAGAGGGCATGGCAGGAAGAGACCGGTCGCAAGGCTACCGGCGTTCAAACTATTCGTCCGCAGACTGTTACTAGAGGTCTTGGTGGAGATAACTCTGCGAAGATTGCGGAGCTTGAGAAGCAGTTGGCATCGTTGCCGGGCGGCTTGGGGTCAGTGGGCGAAGCCAGCAAAATACAACAGCAAATCGCTGATTTAAAGGAAGGCAGGGCTGGTTACACACCTGCATACATCAAGGATCCAAAGACCGGCAAGCTGATACCGTCATCGGAAGCTCCTCCGATTACAGAATTCAAGCCGTTCACGAAAGTTCCAGGCTATGACACAACGCGCCGTTTGATGGAAGAGAACGACATCACGGCTGTGTTCGAGGACGTGGCTGGCCGTCGCCCCACCAAGGCAGAGATGGACAGGTTCCTCGGCACGCAGACAACTGACGCAGCTATTGCGCAGTTCGCCATGAACCAGCCTGACGTGAAGGCAAACGTCCAGTACACGGACGACGACTTCAAAGAGAACTTCCAGTACTACATTGGCCGTCAGCCTACGGGTGGCGAGCTTGCTGCGATGAAGAAGGCGAGGATCACCAACTTCAACCAGATGAGGAACTTCCTCCAGCAGCAACCGGCGTATTTGAAAAACCTGAACACTGTGGCCCAGCAGGCATTCCAAGCGCAGCAGAAGTCAGCAGAAGAGGCGTTGGCAGAACAGGCTCGTCTAGCTGCATCGCTGACGCCAGAACAGGTATCCACGGCTTACCGCGATGTCCTTGGCCGTACGCCTACCATGCAAGAACTCAACCAGTACATGGGCGCGCAGCAGACTCCTCAAGGTTTGGAGGGCATTCTGAAGGGATCACAGGAATATCTGGGTAAGTTGACCCAGCCGCTTGTGCCGACACCGGCTGCCCCAAGGTATGCGCCGGGAACCGTTCTGGAATACACGCCGCAGCAGCAGGCTGCCACAGG